ATACATCAGCTACATTTAATGTTGAAGTTAGGTCATATAATGTGTTTAAAGAAGAAGAAGTTATTATATTAACTACATCTATGACCTTCGTTAGAATAGACGATGAAGGCGGACCTATACCAATTTCAGAACAAGTTAAACGAAAATTTAATGAATCTAGGACAACTGATAGAAGCAAACAATAATTACTATCAATTATACCGAACAATAAAAGAACCAAAAACATTACCTAGTGAAATGGTTAATGAATTAAAGGATCTTTGGTTATGCACCCATACGTTTAGAAAAGATGGTATGTTATATTTCTGTCGAGAAGTACAAACAATTGAATACGAATTAATAAAATAAACAAAATGAATAAACAACCACAACAACAACTTAATATTGACATTAAAACTACAACCCCCATTAAATCACCTGAAGGTAATATGGTATTTCAAGAGGGTGTTATTTTGCGAAAAGTATCCAAATTTATTGCGGGTACTGCTGAAGATGGTGTTATCCCCGTACCTGTATTTTTTGATGTTAAAAGCGGTAAAGTACTAATTGAGTTATTGCCTAAGGAACTTAGAGAAGAATTCCAAGAGTTATATGACAAAGAAGACGCAACAAAATAAGTCATTTACTATATTTGATTGGTTGAAGGAGATTACATATACTAAATCTCCTTCCTCTAAATTCAGTAATGAGGAATGGGAATCATTTAATCCATATATGATATCTCGTTTTTTGAGTATGTCAAAAGATTATATTGAACTAGTAAATTATGTTCAAAATATTCCATATACTGAAAAGGAAAAGTATTATAAAATATATTGTGAATTAATTCCTAAAAAACAATTCTTTCAAAAATATATTAAATCAACTAAAAAAAGCCCATCAAAAGATATAGTAGAACAAATTAGTAAATACTATGAATGTTCCCTTGGAGAAGCAGAAGAATATACTTATATTCTAGGAAACAAAGGTATACAAGAAATTTTAAGCAAATTAGGATATGAGTCAAAACAAAACTAGAGAAATAGAAGTAACAGATTCTATTGTAGATACAATTGTAGATAAATTTGTTTCTAGAGCTAAATTTGGTAAAAACAAATACGGAACTGATTTAGATAGAACTGATTTATCAGTAGTAGACTGGATTACACATTTTGAAGAGGAGCTAATGGATGGAATTTTGTATTGTCAAAAACTTAGACAAACTTTAATTGGTAAAAAATAAGATTTTTTTAATATTTATGATTGGATCAAACACTCATAAATATGGATTATCAAAAAATATACAACCAAATAATAGAAAGAGCTAAAAATCGAATGCTAGAAGGTTATAAAGAAAAACATCATATTATTCCTAAATGTTTAGGGGGGGATAACGATAAAGAAAATATAGTTAAATTAACAGCCCGTGAACATTTTTTGTGTCATATGTTGCTCCATGAGATATATCCTCAAAATATTAAATTAACTAAAGCTTTATGGTTAATGTCTATTAACAAAAATAAAAAATCATATCAACGATATAAAATTTCATCTAGAACATACGAATTTCTTAAAATAGAGTATTCTAACATAGTTAAAGGAAAAAAAGATAGTTTAGAAACTAGACAAAAAAAATCAATAGCTTTAAAAAAAAGAACTATGGACTGGGAAAGCAGAAATTTAAAAGCAAGCGAAAAATTAAAAAATAGAAAAATAACTTGGAATCTAAAAGGAATCCCTAGAAAACCACATAATAGAAAAACTAATATAGCCATTATGCAGTTTGATTTATACGGAAATTTTATTAAAGAATATTCTAGTATAGCTGAGGCTGCTGGTAAAAATAGAGCATTACATGAAAGCATTAGATGCTGCATACATGGGAAATACAATACTGCTAATGGATATATTTGGAAGAAAAAATAATTTATAGAAAAATTAAAACAAACCCTAAGTGGCAAATAAAATACCACAAATAGTAAAAGAGGTTAAAAAATTTGTTCCTGCTAGCCTTAATCATGCTTACCAAAAACAAATTTCATTTAGCCAATTTTCTACATTCCAACAATGCCCACACAAATGGGCGTTAATGTATAGGGATGGGCACTATCAATCTGAGGTATCCATTCATATGACATTTGGAACTTCAATGCACGAAGCTATACAACATTATTTAGATGTAATGTATAATAAAAGTATGGCTGAAGCAGATAGAATTAATCTAGAAGAATATTTTGAAAATAGATTAAGGGAAAATTATAAAAAAGATTATGAGCAAAACAAAAAACAGCATTTTTCTAGTTCGTTAGAATTAAGAGAGTTTTTTGAAGATGGGAAAGCTATTTTAGAATGGTTTAAAAAGAAGAAAAAAGGATACTTTAGTAAACGTAATTGGTGGTTAGCAGGTATAGAAGTTCCTATTTTAATTGCGTTTAATTCTGCTTATAAAAACATACTATATAAGGGGTACATAGACATTGTATTATACAATGAGCTTTCAAATACTATTGAAATAATTGATATCAAAACTAGTACAAAATCATGGGGGAAAGACCAAAAACAAGATAAAGTTAAACACTCACAATTAATCTTATATAAAAAGTTTTTTTCAGAACAATTTAATTTCCCAATAGAAAATATTAGAGTTACATTTTTTATAGTTAAACGTAAAATATGGGAACAGTCCGAATTTCCACAATCTAGAATACAAACTTTTTCTCCCACATCCGGAAAAAACTCAGTAAACCAATGTATGAAAACTCTTAATGAATTTGTAAAAAAAACTTATACATCTTCAGGTACCCATATAAACACCAACCATTCTCCTACTCCTAATAAAAATTGCACCTATTGTGTGTTTAATAAAACTCATTTATGTTCTGTTAATATACAAAAAAGTTAAAACTAGTTCAATAGGATGGAAATTTGTAATATTTATTATAAAAATATTATGAAAAAATGTTACAAATGTCAAATATTTAAAAATAAAGAAGAATTTAGTAAAAACAAAAGGTATAAAGATAATTTAAATGATTTATGTAAATTATGTAAAAAAAAACATAATACACTAAGTAAAGATAAAATCAAGGAATATTATTTTAAAAATCAAACTAAGAATAAAGAATATAATAAACAATATTATCAGAATAATAAAGAACAAATTTTAGAATATTCAAAACAATATTATTCAATACCTGATAACCAAATACAAAAACAAAATTATATAAAACAATATGATTCTATTTCTATTAATCAAATAAAAAGAAAAGAATATACCAAAATGTGGAAAGAAAAAAATCCTTTATATCATACTTTATATATGAAAGAAAAATATAAAAAAGATATTAATTTTAAAATTAAAAATAATTTAAAAAGTAGATTTTATCATTCCATTAAATCAACTAAATTTACATCTATAATTAAATTAGTAGGATGTTCTATAGAAGAACTTAAATTATATTTAGAACAACAATTTTTCCCAGAAATGACTTGGGAAAATCATGGGTTAATATGGGAAATAGATCATAAAAAACCATGTGCTGCTTTTGATTTAACCCAATTAGAAGAACAACAAAAATGTTTTCATTATACTAATTTGCAACCCCTATTTAAAACAACAGAAATAGCTAAATCCTTTGGGTATAATGATCAAATAGGAAATAGAAATAAAAATAAAAGAACTTTGTGATAAAGGTGCATTTTCCTAAAAATGTGATATATTTATATACAACAAATGTATAATTAAAAAATTAATGTTATGAGTAAAAAAGATATGACACTAACAAGTGTAAAAATTCAAAGTGAAATGTTTGAAGAATTTAAGGTTTCATGTGTAAGGTATAAATTTTCATTACAAAAACTTGCCGATCGAGCAATTCATTTGTACCTTACCGATGATAGTTTCCGAAAAACTATTCACAACCACAACGTTTTAGAAACAAAATAATTTATGAAAGAAGGTTATATTCCAAAAGAACAAAGAAAAAAAATCCTATTAATTACAGACGACATCAGATTACCTTCAGGTGTAGGTAATGTTGGTAGAGAAATAGTTATTCATACTGCCCACCACTATAATTGGGTTTGTATTGGAGCTGCTATTAAACATCCTGAAGCAGGTAAAAGATTTGATTTAAGTCAAGATACAAACCAAAATGCAGGTATAACAGATTCTAATGTAATGTTATACCCGTTTGATGGTTATGGTAATCCTGAATTTGTAAGAGCTTTAATTAAACATGAAAAGCCAGATGCGGTAATGTTAATTACTGACCCTCGTTATTTTATGTGGTTGTTCCAAATTGAAAATGAGATTAGAAAAGATATTCCGATTTTGTATCTTAATATTTGGGATGATTACCCCGCACCTATGTACAATCAGGCGTTTTATGAATCGTGTGATGCGTTATTAGGTATTTCAAAGCAAACTGTAAATATTAATAAACTTGTTTTAGGTGATAAAGCCAAAAACAAAATTATAGAATATGTTCCTCATGGATTAAGTCCTGAAATGTTTTATCCTATCTTAAATAAAGAACAAGATAAAGAATTTCAACAATACAAAAAGAACTTATTTAGAGAGAAAGAATACGATTTTGTAGTTTACTTTAACTCTAGAAATATTCGCCGTAAACAAATCCCGGATGCAATTTTGGCTTTTGATCACTTTTTGAAGCAATTACCTAAAGAAAAAGCTGATAAATGTGCAATGTTACTCCATTGCGATCCTGTAGATGAAAATGGTACAGATTTAATAGCAGTTATAGAAACTTTATGTTTAAATCCTGCTAATTTTATCTTCAGTACAGGTAGAAAACATGTTAAGGAAATGAATTTTATGTATAATATGGCGGATGTTCAAATCCTTTTAACATCTAATGAAGGATGGGGATTATCATTAACTGAAGCTATGTTAGCAGGAGTTCCTATTATAGCTAATACAACGGGGGGTATGCAAGACCAAATGCGTTTTGAATTTGAGGATGGTACTTGGATTAATTTTGATGCTGATTTTCCCTCAAACCATAGAGGTACTTACAAAAAACATGGAAAATGGGCTTTCCCAGTTTACCCCTCAAACCATTCAATTCAAGGTTCTCCTGTAACTCCTTATATCTTTGATGATAGATGTAAATGGGAAGATGCAGCTGAACAAATTATGAAAGTTTATAATTTAGGAACTGAAGAACGTAAAGCTAGGGGGTTAGCAGGTAGGGAATGGGCTATGGGAGATGAAGCAGGATTTACCTCAAAACACCAAGCTGAAAGATTTATACAATATGCTGATAAGCTATTTAGTACCTGGAAACCAAGAGAACAATTTGAATTAATAGAAGCTAACAAATTTCAAAAACCTAAATTAAATCATAAATTAATATATTAATGAAGCCGTTATTTATAATCAGTTGCCCTATAGATACTTTTTCAGGCTACGGAAGTCGTAGTCGCGACCTAGTAAAAGCTATAATCGAATTAGATAAGTACGATGTAAAAATATTACCCCAAAGGTGGGGAGGAACGCCTTGGGGTTTTATAGAAAAAAATCCTGAATGGGGATTTTTAACTAAACATATTCTTCAAGATAATCAAATTCCACGCCAACCCGAAATTTGGGCTCAAATAACAATCCCAAATGAATTTCAACCAGTAGGAAAATTTAACATAGGAATTACAGCAGGGATTGAAACTACAATTTGTAATCCTACTTGGGTTGACGGGTTAAATAGAATGGACTTGAATATTGTATCTTCGAAGCATGCTAAAGACGTATTTTTAAATGCTAAATTTGAAGAAAGAAATCAACAAACCAATCAAGTTGTAAGAACAATTTCACTTAATAAACCCGTAGAAATATTATTTGAGGGTGTAGATTTAAATATTTATAAATTATTAGATACTCTTCCACAGAGCACTTTAATTGATTCTTTAAATTCTATTCCTGAATCATTTGCTTATTTGTATTTAGGGCATTGGTTGCAAGGAGATTTAGGTGAAGATAGAAAAAATACTGGATTGTTAATTAAGGCGTTTTATGAAACCTTTAAAAATAAAAAACAAAAACCAGCCCTAATCCTAAAAACTTCAATATTAGCTGGATCTTCTTATATGGATCGAAACTTGATTTTAGATAAGATAGAACAAATTAAACGTACAGTTAATTCTAAAGATCTACCTAATGTTTATTTATTACACGGTGAATTTACAGATGAGGAAATAAATGGAATTTATAATCATCCTAAAGTAAAAGCTATGGTTAATTTAACCAAAGGTGAAGGATTTGGACGACCATTACTTGAATTTACCCAAACCAAAAAACCAGTAATAACAACAAATTGGAGTGGCCATATTGATTTTCTTGACCCACAAATGTCTGTTTTATTAAATGGTAAATTAACCCCAGTTCACCCTAGTGTAGTTAACGATTGGATAATTCAAGATAGTCAGTGGTTTTCGGTTGATCTAGGTCAAGTAGGACATTATTTAAAAGATGTGTTTGAAAATTATAAAAAATATACTGATGGGGCTAAACGTCAAGCCTATAGAAGTAAAACAGAGTTTAGTTGGGATAAAATGAAGGAAAAAGTAGGTCAAATTTTAGAAGGTAGTATACCTGAATTTCCACAACAAGTTCAATTAAAACTTCCCCAACTTAAAAAAATAGAGCTTCCAAAACTTAAAAAAATAGAAACAAATGGATAATTTAACTGTGTGTAATCGTTGTGATAGTGATGCATGTTACGTTCAAGAAATAAACGACCAAATTAAACTATATCATTGTATGGGGTGTGGATTTCAAGCTAATACTATAATGACTCGAGATTCAGAATTTCTAAAAGAACAAATGGAAATTTTACCTGAATTATATAAAGAATTAATGGTTGAAGACGAAAATGGAACTATTTGGATGCCCTCAATGGTTAATATACCTTCCCAAGGTATGGTATTTGCTGATGGTACTAATAAAAATAATTGGCAGTGGGCAGCTGTAAAAGCAACTCCGATGCCTGAAGAAGAAAAAGCTAAATTTAAGGCCAAAGGAAAAGATTATGAATGGAAGATGGATATGGAAACGCTAAGACATTATCCTGAACGTGGATATTTAGATGCTCTTTCGTATATTGGCGTATTACCTGAATAAACTATGAAAATAAGTTATGCTATAACAGTAAAAGATGAATTAAACGAATTACAACGTTTAGTTAATTTTCTTATAGATCGGAAACGAACCGAAGATGAAATTGTAATTTTATACGATTCAAAAGGGGGGAGTAAAGCTGTAGAAGAATGGTTAAGAGCTAATTCTATAACAAACCCGGAATATAGATGGTATAGTAGTAAATTTAATAATCATTTTGCTGATCATAAAAACTATTTAAACATGTTGTGCACTGGTGATTATATTTTTTCCTTGGATGCTGATGAGATCCCCCATGAATACTTAATCGAAGAACTCCCATCTGCACTAAAGCATAATCCTTCAGTTGATTTGTACGCTGTACCAAGAGTAAACACAGTAGAAGGTTTAACACCTCAACATATTCAAAAATGGGGGTGGAATGTAAACGAAAAAGGGTGGGTGAATTGGCCCGATTTTCAAACTCGTATTTATAGAAAATCTCCCGAAATAAAGTGGATAAATAAAGTACACGAAAGAATTGACGGGCATAAACAATTTGCTTATCTTCCTATGGAAGAAGAATGGGCATTATATCATCCCAAAACAATTGAAAGACAAGAAAAACAAAACAATTATTACGAGACATTATGAGTTTATTAACATTTTGTATTTCTACTTGGAATAATTTACCATATCTAAAAATAGCAATTGATTCGGTTAGAAAAAATAGCTATTATAAAGATGCACCATTCATTGTTCATGCTGAAAATTGTACGGACGGGACTAATAAGTGGTTGGAAGAAAACAAAGATAAATACAACTTAACTTTAATCATTGAACCTAATAACGAAATAGTTAAAGGAATTGGTGGTGGAATGAATATATGTGCCGAAAATGTGAAAACTGAATACATTATGTTCCTTCACTCAGATTTTTATGTTACTAAAGACTGGGATAAAGCATTGATGGATATATTTGAAAAATATCCAAATAAAAAACTATGGGTAAATTCTTATAGAATAGAGCCTGATCAATTTAATTCCCCACCAAGACATGGAACAACAATGGTCCCAATAAATCAATTTGGGGGATATCATAATGATTTTAATTCGGAATTATTTGATAATTGGGTAGAAGAGTTTAAACAATTAAATATGGGTTATGAAGTTCCTAAAGGGGAAGGTGTATCTGGTTTGGTAAAAAAATCAGTATGGGATGAAGTTGGTGGAAATGACCCAATATTTGCACCTGCATCTTGGGAAGATATGGATTTATTTTTAAGAATGTTGCAAAATGGTGTTGAGTTTGTTTTACCAATAACATCAGTAGTTTGGCATTTTGGGGCTAGAGGTTCTCATAGATTGGAAGAAAATGAGGGAACTAGTTCAGAACGCCAAAAGCAATCAGAAGAAAAAAATATTAAAAAATGGTTGGAAAAATGGAAAAAATTTCCTATATTTGATGAATATGGAATGATAAAAATTATATAGAATATTAATAATTAACAATAAATTAAAAAATAAAATATGAAAAAAAGAGCATTAATTACTGGGATTGGTGGAATGGATGGTTCCCATTTGGCAGAATTTTTATTATCCAAAGATTATGAAGTATTTGGGTTAGAACGCAGAAAATCTACACCACATGCCCCAAATTTAAAAAACATTAAGGATAAAATTTATTTATTAAAAGGAGATTTATCAGATCAAAATTCTTTAGTACGTGCTGTTAAAGATAGTGAACCCCATGAAGTTTATAATTTAGGAGCCCAATCCTTTGCAGGTGAAAGTTGGGGCACGCCTGAACAAACCTCAGATATTACTGGGTTGGGGGCTCTTAGAGTTTTAGAAGCTATAAGAGAGTATGGTAACAAAAACACTAAATTTTATCAAGCATCATCTTCAGAAATGTTTGGCAAAAAGGGGGGCACTGCTAATGAATTAACTGATTTCCACCCCTGTTCTCCGTATGGTGTGGCAAAATTATATGCTTATTGGATTACAAAAAATTATAGGGAAAGCCATGGGATTTTTGCGGTTAATGGAATTTTATTTAATCATGAAAGTGAACGACGTGGGGTTGAGTTTGTTACAAGAAAAATTACAGATGGTGTTGCTAAAATTCATTTAGGATTAGCAGATTCTATTACATTAGGTAGCTTAGAAGCAAAAAGAGATTGGGGGTATGCCCCGGATTATGTAGAAGGAATGTGGATGATGCTACAACAAGAACAACCCGAAGATTATGTATTGGCAACAGGGCAAAATTATTCAATTAAAGAGTTTTTAGATGAAGCCTTTAAATGTATAGATATCAATAATTGGTCTAAATTTGTGGTTTTTGATAGCAAGTTTTTACGACCAGTTGATCCCATGTATTTATTAGGTGATGCTTCTAAAGCTAGGGAAAAATTATCTTGGGCCCCCAAAACGTCATTTCAAGAAATGGTTTCAAAAATGGTGAATAATGATATATCACTACTTAAAAACTAGTTAATAAAAAATAAACAATTTATGAAAAACAAAAAACAATTATTTAGTTTAGGCGACTTATATGTATCCGATTTTATAAATACCAATTCAGAGGCACGTGCTGGTAAACATGATATGACATTAGTTATTGATGAACGGTATGGGGCCGTACGATTAGAAAAATGTACTCCTATACATTCCATGTTTGGGAAATATTGGTATCGTAGTGGAACTAATTTAACAATGACTAATGAATTACATTCAATCGTAGAGAGTATAACTGCAGTGCATAAGTTAAATGATGGGGATGTTTGGTTAGATATAGCATGTAATGATGGTACATTACTAAAATTTGTTCCTAACCATGTTAAAAAATTAGGAATAGACCCCGCAGAAGATTCATTTGTAAAAGAATCTTCAAAGGTTGCAGATGAAATTATACAAGACTATTTTACAGCTCAAAGTTATAATAAATCTAAATTTAAAAATCAAAAATCATCTGTGGTTACATGTATTGCTATGTTTTATGATTTAGATGAACCTATTAAATTTTTAAATGATGTACATTCAATATTAGAAGATGATGGGTTATTTGTATTGCAAATGAGTTATACACCTTTAATGTTAGAGCAATTAGCGTTTGATAATATTTGCCATGAACATGTATATTATTGGTCATTATTTTCTATTAAACGTTTATTAGAAGAAGCTAATTTTCAAATTGTAGATTGTCAATTAAATGACATTAATGGTGGAAGTTTTAGAATTTATGTAAAAAAATCTATTGCTAATTTATCTACATTTGCTTCTAGACCATACCGAGATGTATGTAATGTTAGAATTAATTCATTATTAGAATGGGAATCTAATTTAAAACTTGATGAAGCAAATACATGGGTTGAATTTTATAAAAGAATAGAACAATTAAAAGAACAAACTGTTAATTTTATTAAAGAAGAAAAATCTAAGGGAAAAGTAATTTGTGGGTATGGGGCATCTACAAAAGGAAACACATTACTACAATATTTTGGATTGGATAATTCATTAATTGACGCAATTGCAGAACGCTCCCATTATAAATTTGGCCTAAAAACTATAGGAACAAATATTCCCATCATTTCAGAAGAAGAAATGCGTAAACTTAATCCCGACTATATGTTAGTACTACCCTGGCATTTTATTTCAGAATTTATTATACGAGAAGATGAGTATTTATCAAACGGAGGGAAATTTATTGTACCATGTCCTAAATTTGAAATAATTGCAAAGTAAATGAAGACGTATTTTATCAATAGTACAAAAGAAAACTGCGGTGTTTATCAGCTAGGATTGAGGGTTTGGGATATTGTAAAACATACCAAGCTAGACATCGAATATAAGGAGATAGGGTCCAAGGAAGAGTTCTTGGACCTCGATTTCCAATCAGTTGATCTACTATTCTTCAATTGGATTGAAGGGGGTGCAACTGGACCTTTCGGATGGTATAATCATGATATGATACAGTACCTAAAATCAGAGTATGATATTAAAACAGCAACAATCATTCATACATTCGATTTCAACACAGCAACGTTTGACTTCTGCATCGATCAGGATCCTCACGATGATGGATTAACAAGACCTTTATATGAGTTTAGTAAACCCAAGATCAAAAATGAGATTCCAACTCTTTGCTCTTTTGGTCTAGCCTTCGAACACAAAGGTTTCGATGATGTTGTCCACAAAGTTAACGCTGAGTTTGATAATGCAGTGCTTAATTTACACATCACTAATGCACATTATGGAGATGCAAGTGGTACATTGAGAGATAGTATTGTTCAGAACTTAAAAGCTATACCACTTAAACCGGGAATCACGCTCAATATCACAACCGACTTCAAATCAAATGAAGATCTTTTAGACTTTGTTAATAGCGCAGATATGTTGGTACTTGGTTACAGACGTGGTACCGATATTAGTAGTGTGCCAGACTATGCCATCTCAACAGAAACACCAATTGCACTTACAGATATTGGCCAGTTTAGACACATATACAAATCTGAGATTGACATCAACAAGAACAGTCTTCCAGAAATCCTAGAGTTCTATAAAAACCAAGACTACATATCACAACTAAAGCAGCAATGGTCACGAGAGGTGCTGTTAAGAACCTTTGAGCAGTTTGTTACCGAGGTGTGTGAGACTTTCACGGAGAAGACATACTCACAAGTGAATCAAGATAGATTTGCTTTGAAGCTTATTGGTAAGGGTGGTTACTTCTTGGATATTGGAGCGGGATGGGATTATAGCGGTGTGAATAGTAATACACTACTACTAGAGCAGAATGGTTGGTCTGGTATATGTGTTGAAGGTGATCATGCTTCTGCAGAGCGTCGTAGCTCAAAGAAAGGACCTCGTTGTGTTGTCGAAAACGTTTACATCCCACAAACAACAATATTAGAGCTATTACAGCGAAATAACGCACCTAAGGTCATCGATTATGTTAACATCGACATTGAACCTTCATCATTAACCGGATTAGAAAACTTCCCATTTGATCAATATGATGCCAAAGTGATTACATTTGAGCATGATTTATATAGATTAGGTCCAGAGCAGAAGGAAACAGCATACAATATCCTAACTAATCATGGTTATGTGAGATTGTGTGAAAATATAAACGTACCAGAAGCACAAGGTGTTGGTTTATACTTTGAAGATTGGTATATTAATCCAAAATACTTTTCTAACGACTTTATCCAAGCCAATCAATTTAAAGATTGTCACGGAAGTCATATCATAGACAATTTAGTATGTTAAAAATAAGCTTAGACGAATCCTATGTGTTTGACTTACTTTCAATATTTGAAGTAAAGCTATCCGCAGCTGAGTCTCTTACAAAGCAGGAACAGTTGCAAAGATCCTACAACACTCTTAGAGAAGAGATTGTAGATCAAGTTGGGATTGATCTGTTTAACCAAATAATAAGTAGCGATCAGTACAACATGCTACGAAAGGCTAATCAATTGGTTTTTGATCTAGTTGATCGAGCTCATGAGTCAGCCTTATCTAAGGAAACAGCCGATGCAAACTATGAAAGGTATCTTAGAAAAGTTGAAATTCAAACAAAGTTTTTTACAACACAAATTACCGAGGTAAAACTATGAAGTACTTAGCAGGTGGAAAAATGGGTGATTTTATCCATAGTTTAATTATATGTAAATACAAATATGATAAAACCGGAGAATTATCGAATATATTTTTATCTAATAATGGAGATACATTTGAATATGATTTAGAATTTACATATAATGAATTAAAACCATTAATGTTATCACAGCCCTGGGTTGGTTCATTTAATATATACAATAATGAATTTATAGATGTTAATTTAACTGATTGGCGCCAATCCCCAAAATTATATCAAACTAATTGGTTAGAAATATATTCTAATACATATTTAAACAATGTCAAAATGCCTAACGAGTATAAATGGATTAATGTGGTTCCTGATCCTGAATATTCAAATTCGTTAATGATTAATCGTTCATTAAAACCTATAGATAATAGTAAATTGCATGTATATAATAATTTAATAGATAAATATGAAAATACATATTTTATATGTTTTGATATACGACAATATTATGAATTTCCATTACATTATAAAACAAAATTATTGTTAATAGATAATTTATTAGATTTTTTTATTAAAATAGCTAGTTGTCACTTTTTTATAGGGAACCAGTCTGGACCATTTGCGTGGGCTTCTTCATTAAACATCCCTAGAGCAGTTGAATTATTAGACACCCCTGATAAGAACCATTATATTAATGATGTAAATTACTATAAATACTTTAGTTATTTTTAAATATAAATATTAGGTCAATCCTAATAATAAGTTAAACCTACAAAAAAACAATAATGAAAATCATATATAGAATATCAGATTCAGGTTATAATAAAATAAAACCCGAATATATAAACAATGAAAATTGTTTGAAAAATGCTTTACTAACATTTCCGCCCTATGAATACGATTGGTCTATAATCGCAGATAATATATCCGAAAAAACAAACGATATGATTCAAAAATATATTTCTAGGGATCATATTTTGTATGTTGAAATAGGTGATGGGGCAGGAACCTTTAATATAGCATTAGATGAAGCTCTACAGAGTCCAGATGATAAGATAATTTACTTTTTAGAAAACGATTATCTACACAAACCTAATTCTGATCAAATTTTAAAAGAAGGTTTTAAATTAGGAGCTTCTTTCGTATCGTTATATGACCATCCTGATAAATACAAAAGTCCGGAACAGGGTGGTAATCCCTATTGTGAGGGTGGTGCTGAAGATACAAGAGTATATCTAACAGATTCTTGCCATTGGAAAATAACAAACTCAACAACTATGGCATTTGCTGCAAAGGTATCTACTTTAAAACGCACTGAGTCTATTTTAAGGAAACACACAGCAGGAACTCACCCTAATGATTTTACAATGTTTCTAGAATTGAGAGAACAAAATGAATTATTAATAACTTCTATTCCTGGCTATTCAACCCACGGAGAAACAGCTTGGCTTTCACCTTTAACAAACTGGGAATATGTTAATAGCAACACTTAATCATAATCTTCCGCAATGGGCAGATAACCTAGTTAATCAATTAAAGCGAGACTCATTATTCGCAGAATGTGAACTAATGGTATTGGATAATGGCTCTTCAGAACCACTAGCTAATTCGACAACTCACTGCTTAGAAGAAAATATATTTTTTGGTGGTGGGTTCAATGTTGTGTTAGATTATTTTTTACAAACTAATCATGATTACTTATATTTTTTGAATAATGATTTAGTATTTCATGGGCCAGCATTTTTATCAACTTCCTTACGGGAAGCAAAAGAATCAGATGCAGCTATTTATTCACCATCCATAATAAACGCATCAATAGAACAATGCCATTGGAAACAAATGTGGAATTGGGGAATGGGATTACGGGAAGTTAAATGGGTTGATTTTCAAGCACCCCTATTACGAAGAGATATTTTAGAAAAGATTCAACAATTTCCAAGTGAGTTAATATACGGGTGGGGTTTAGATTTTTATGCTGGGTGTATTTCTGAAAAATATGGATTTAAAACAGTTGTTTCTGATATAAATACTATCACACATATGAATTCATTAACCTTTAAGGAAAATAAAATAAATATTGGGGTTGATGAATTTTGTAGAAACGCCGAATTAAATATGATGAATTATTTTTTGAATTCTGAGTTTAATTTAGTATATTCCGAATTAAGAAAATATGGTGAAACTTATAAAATATGATAACTTTTTGTATTCCAAGTAAAAATAACCTCAGGTACTTAAAAAACAGTATTACATCTATTAAAGAAAATAGTAATATTGAACATAACATTATTGTCTATATTGACATGGATCAAGATGGAACCGAAAAATGGTTAATCGAAAATAATATTAAGTATCTTAAAAATAATTTGAATAAACCACGAGGGATAGCTTATGCTTATAATCGTTGTATCGAGGCCGCAAATACTGAAATAGTTTGTATGTTTCACGCTGATATGTATATGGCTAGAGGGTTTGATGAAAATATTTTAAAGTTTTTGAAACGGGGTAGTATTGTAGCCGGAACTAGAATTGAACCACCATTACATCCAGAAGGAAAAGAAAAAATAGTTAAAAACTTTGGACTTTATCCTGAAGATTTTAAAAAAGAAGAATTTGATGAATTTGTGAGGGAGTTAATTACAAAAAACCAAAATGTAACAACCAAAGGAATATTTGCTCCATGGGCTTGTTATAAAGAAGATATTACTAAAATTGGGATGCACGATGAAACTTTTCATTCTTATCACGAAGATAGTGATATTTTTAATAGATTTATTTTAAATGGGTATGATATTACACAAATATGGACAGCTTTTGTGTATCATCTAACTTGTAGAGGAGGTCAGTTTCAGGATGGAATAGAGCAAGTTACCAAAGATGTAGACTTTCATAACATGAAACAATCGGCTGCCCGAAACTACCTGCGTAAATGGGGCAGTTGGGTAAAAAACGATGAATACCAATGCCCTGTTATTATTCCTGTTTATAGAAAAAAATTAATATTAAATAATTCTAATCCTCAATTACAAGAAGCCTTAGAAATATGGTTTAATGAAGGAGAAGATATTATAGTAGAGATAGATGGGAATAATTTTACACAACAAGATTTTCAATACATAACCCAATTAAATGAAATAATTAAAGATAATGGTGAAGTTGGAGAATTTGAATTAGGAAATTTAAAAATAAAAATTAATTCATTAAATGAATACCAAAATGATTTAATAAAAATCTAATATTTATAACCATGAAACAAGTAAAATCCCACCGCCCTATTAAACTAGATATTGATTATTCTAGTAGAGAAGACCTACAAGAATTTGCTTCAAACACTGAATTCAATCAGTTCATACTGGAAAACACATTTGAGCCGTTAAAATACGCGATAAACAAAAATAAAACACAATGTATCTTATTTGAAGTGGGGGGTGGTGATTATAAAGTAGTAGTGAAAAAATCCCAATATAAAACAATATTAGACAAAATTATTGAGCATTTTGAAAATAAAGAAGACTACGACAAATGTAGTGAATTAGTTAAACTTAAAGAAAAAATAAAATGAGTTATTATTACTATTATTCTAAAATAGATAAAACCCAAGAAAAACTTGGTAAAGTAGAAGCAAATAGCAAAGAAGAAGCTATAAAAAAATTAGCTGAATACAAAAGACTAGATATTGATTTTGTTTTAAGGTTATGGGAAATTGAAAAATTAGATGATGAATCCAAAAAAAGACTTTAAAGATTATTTTGAAAAGGTTTTAGGAACCCCAGTAGAAATTCAAGGCCAATCCACTAATCCTAAAGAGCAAGAACGTACTAATTTTATTAACTTCATAGAAAGTTATAGAAAAGTAATCCAACGAAGTATTGCACTACAAAAACAATACGAGGTTAACTTTTATTCTTGGGATGTTTTATTTGTTGAAGCACTTGAAAATCTAATTAATTTTACATTTGATAAACATTTATCTAAACTTATAACTTGGTATGTTTATAGACATCCTTTTATTACAGACGAAGACGAAAAAATGATAGTAGATCCTGATGGCAATACTCATCTTGTAGAAAATGCTGAAGACTTATATGAACTTATTTTGCTACTTGAAAGTTATTAATTATATTTACAAATAAAATAAAATTATGGAAGAAGTAAAATGCATGTCGTGCGGTGAAGCTATTCACCCAAAACGACTTCAAATATTGCCTAATACTAAATGTTGTGTTAATTGCTCAGAAGTAGGACGCAAACGAGGAGTTACAATTCAATTAGGTGAAGGAGACCATACATACAACGACTTAGTTATTATGAGTGAAAAGCAATATTTTAAATACGTAGAAGGAGAGTCTAAAGTAGCTAAAGGTCAAAGCAAAGCTGAAACTATTGATTTTGATAATCAAGACGAAACTGATGATAACATTAGTAGATTTGGAATAGAGGATATTGTAGAATAAAATGCCATTACCAAAACCACTTACAAAAGAACAAATAATAGCCGCAATGGGGATTACAAAAAGTAACCGCGCTGCTGCAAGGTGGTTAAATGTATCTTACATACATTATAAAAAATGGGCTAAAAACTATAAAGACGAAGAAACAGGTAAAACCTTATTTGAAAAACATTTAAACCAAGAAGGAAAAGGTATAGCAAAATGGGGCATACATACTAAAGAACCACCTTTAGATGATTTAATCAACGGCCTTATACCTATGACTAATTATTCGCCTGATAAAGTTAAAAGACGTTTATTTCAAAAAGGATATTTAAGAGAAGAATGTTATATATGTGGGTTTCACGAACGCAGAGTAACTGACTACAAAGTACCTTTATTATTACATTTTAAGGATAAAAATAAGAAAAATTATAGGTTAAATAATTTACAAGTACTTTGCTATAACCATTATTTTCTAATGGTAGAAGATGTATTTAACCCAAATGATATTTCTATAATCGAAGACTCAGTTCCTAAAAATAACACATCACAAGCGGTTGAATGGGAATTAGATGATTTCCAATTAGATCAATTAAATAAACTAGGTTTGTACGATCCACCCCAAGTAACAGACGATGGAAGCGAGTTTATTTCACGACTATGAAACATAAAAAACACGATAAAATAGTAAACGACTATCAAAAAACTAAATCTAAACATTTAGAAAAGTTGGCTACTGAAATGCTTAAAAATCAAGATAAAATAGATAAACTAAAAAATAAGAAATCTAATGGTAAGTTTTTAAACTTATTTTAGATTGGGTTATGTATGGTTAAACAATTTAAAAACTATACAAAATGGCAGCAAAAGTAAAATCAGCAGCATCTAGTCTCACTTACAAAGAAAAGAAAAAAGTTAGACGCAAAGGAGTACACGCAAAAACAAAAACAAGTAAAAATAAAAATTCAAAACTTTATTCAAAGCCCAGTGTAGGTCAAAATTCTTAGTAATATTTATGGGGAACATGAATGAAACACTTATTTATTATTTACACTATGGAGATAATATTCCTTTTTATATTGGGAAAACAGTTAATGAACGTCGAAGAAGGCATGAACATTTTTTTCAAGATAAAAAAATAAAATTAGAAATAATAGATAAAATCCCCTCTAGTGAATGGGTCTTTTGGGAAAGGTGGTATATATCATTATTCAAAAGTTGGGGATTTTATTTAAAAAATAAAAATAAGGGAGGAAATGGGTGCTCACAGCAAAATGATCTTTCAAAAAAACAAATATCTAAAAACATGAAAGGTAAAAATAATTGGAGTGTTGGTGGGTATAATAAAAACTCGGTATTGCAATATAATTTAGAAGGTGAATTTATAAAAAAGTATGAATCTACCGAGGAAGTTAAAAAAACACTTAATTTACGTGTAGGTCCTTGTTGTCGAAATCAAACCAAAACATGTGGTGGGTTCATTTGGGTTTATGAAAAAAATTTCAAAAATATAAATTTATCAAATAAAATACATAATGTAAAGGTTCACGGTAATCTTAATAAGAAAAAAAGTAAAGAACATGCTACTAAATTAACAAAACGTTTACTAAGTTACATTAGTGATCCTATTTTTTATAAGAAAAAAAGAAAAATAATATTACAATATGATATAAACGGTAATCTTATACAAGAATGGGAAAGTATTAAAAAAGCAAGTTTAGAATTAAACATATGTAGCAGTTCAATTAATAATAATCTTAAAAAAAGATATAAACATGCCGGAAATTATATATGGGAATACAAAAAATAATTAAACAACAAAATTATGAGTAAAACATCAAACATGCAAAGGCTAGCTTGCTTAAAAGACTACATTAGAGAGTTACACAAAACAAGTAGGTACGGCTGGGGCAAACGTAGAAAGCCACAACAAAACGAACAATTTGCTATCAAAAATATGGTAACAGAGGAAGAATTGTTAGTAAATTATGGTGTGAAGTCGCGTAAAAAGTAATAACTAAGTCATAACAATGGTTTGGCTTATGACATTCTATAATGTACATTTAGGCAAATTAAAAGGTTATGCTTAGAATATTTACTAACTTAAACAAGTACGGCACACTCAGAAACCGAATTATACACGTTCCTGATGGTAAGCCGTTTACTCACGGCCCTAATTATGGTCCAATAGTTAGCTCGCGAGTATTCAAATATGAATACACAGGAAGTATATCTCCTGCTTTAGTAACACTCAATGGTAAAAAATATATTATACCATCGTGGCAAGAGGTATTATCTGAAACTACATTGAACGATATAGAATGGGTTAAACCTCAAGTAGAAGCACCTTCTCCTACGCAGTCAAATGTATGGAAATTTCAATCTGAAAGTAGTCCTGATGTGCAATACATTGTACGTCAAAATGGATCAAAATTGAGTTGTAATTGTCCTGGTGTGTGGAGATCAAAAATTCGAAAATGTAAGCACATTTTTGAAATAGAAAAGAAATTAGGTTTGTAATATATAGCGCGTTAATTACTAATGCTCTACATGATTTTATAGTGCGTTAATAATTAACGCGTTACATAAATCGTTAGGGCGTTGATAGTCAACGCGCTAAAACGTCATATAAGCGTCATATGCCTTGTTTGGAAATTATTTGGTTTGTTCGTATATTTATTTTGTTATGATTGATAGAAACGATAGACGCAGTAAAGAAGAAGGTCATATGGCGGCTTTGATACGACGTAAGATGATTCAAAGAAATCATGGCGATAAAACTAAATATTCACGTAAACAAACTAAATCAAAGTTATGGCACAAAGAGGGAGACCAAAATTAGTCAAAAGCGAAGAAGCAGTAATGCTTGTCAACGCAACTAAATTCACTCGTAAATATACTAATGAAGATGGTAGTATGGATACTTGGTATTACGATTTGGATATTCGTAAGAGTGGTCCTGTATCTGTAGAATGTGAGCCAAGTCACAGCATGGCTAAGGTATTAGAAGATAAAATGCCAAAGTCACAAAAGAAATACTTGAATCCTATTAATGGAAAGATGGTAAGTTATTGTAGAGCACGTCAATTAAACTTAGTATAAACTAAACCCTATTATGAAAAAGAAAAAACACCCAATTACAACTAACTACAAAAAGATTAGGTTGTATCTCGAAGAAGGCAGAATTAAAGAAGCAGAAGAACTACTCAATTGGGGTATTGCTCGTTTAGCAAATATCTCAATCGAAGGAATCAAAGTTATTGATAAAGTAGATGTTAATCTTTGGAAAGACAGGTATTGGTTTGAACTTGAAAACCACGGACTACTTGAAGGTGCTGACATTGAAGATTTTGAATTTGAAGATATAGAAGACGATGGCGGAGAAACGTGGTAATTTAGAGAAACTTACTTATGACTTTGACACAGCAAAATGTGTTCAGGGACAATATAAAGACGATGGGCCTTGGTACCAACTCACTCAGCGTGAATTTAGGAGTTTTAATGGTAAAAGACGAATAGTAACATGGAATAAAGGTACTCCTATTTATGCTGATTACAATGGTCCTATTTTCTATTTTGGAACTAATATTAAGGCTAAAGAAATGTACGGAGTGGGTGTGCAATATGCCCATAATGTAAAACCCAAATTTAAGCAAACATTAGCTGAATCGTACAAATATTTATAAGTAATGAAATTTAGTATAAGCACATCCTTTTATAAAAGAGGCCATTTAGTAGAATCGGTCTATCAACAAGTATTAGATCAAACCTATACTAATTGGGAGTGGATTGTAACTGACGACTTTTCCGAAGAAAATTCAGCTCGAGAAAAATTATTAGAAATATGTGCTGAAGATTCTCGGGTTAAATATTATGAGCAGTCTCGTAAAAAAGAATGTTTTTATAATCCACAACGAGGAGCAACTGGGGATATTATTGTGATGTTTGATAGTGATGATTATGCTTATCCTAAAGTTTTAGAAGTATATCATCATATGTTTACAAAGCATCCCGAAATTGCAGGTATAAGTTGTTATTCTCATAATATAAATAATGGTTGGTTTGATGGGGTTTATCCTTATTATGAACCAAATGGTTTATTTAATTCTAATGCCTTGGGAGAAATAATGATGTGTCGTGCTTTTAAAAATATATTTATTGAATTTGATGATGGCATTTTAAAATCTCATTACAACGATTTAAATATCATTAGACATATAGAAACAATAGGTAAGTGGTTGACAATACCTCGAACTTTGATGAATTATGATAAAACTGGATTTTTTACCAATTCGACATATGATCCAAACACTCAGCTTTATTATTTTGAAAAAGATAAATATTCAAAAGAAGAACATTCTTTTATAGAAAATAAATTTCCTCA